TAATATCCCTGTCTTTGAAAAGGCAGATGACACACTTGTATTAGCATTAGCCGCATTTCCTGAAATAGTCCATCCTGCTCCTATTGTCCAATATCCAGTATCACTACTAAAATCTCTATCTGCTTGAGCAGTTATCAACTCAGGACCCAATACCATTCCTTCGGCTATTGTTCTGTTCTTTTTACCTTCGTATAGATTCTTTACTTCGGAAGCTGAGAGAGTGTAGTCGTAGATTTCTACAAACTCTATGTTTGCGGAACAGATTTGACCATTTCCTGATATTCTATATCCAATAGTAGTTATAGAAGGAATTGTATTATATGTTATTGAAGCAGAAGTTATAAATACACCATCAACATAAATAGCAGAAGTAGTTCCGTTAGTTTGAGCTATTGCTTCGTGCCATAAACCATCATTTACAGTTTTGGTTGTATCTAATAAATCCATACCAGTCCCAAAACCAACTATTGTTAATTTACCATTATATAATTCTAAAGAAAATAGGTTTGTATTAGAAGCAGTTCCTTGAGCAACTAGAGCTTTATAAATACCTGTTTGTGTTGTTTTGAATTTAATACGTATACTTCTTGCTTGACTACCAGAAGCTCCTCCTACATTATAACTAATACCGCTACTTGTCCCATTAAAACTTCCTACCCCATTCGCAAATGTAACCGCAGTTGGCACACCACCATTAGCCCTTACCGATTGTTCATCGGCAAAGGTCTCTCTAAATATCGGTGCTCTTTGTGTTGTATATTTACTCTCCTGCATCTTCTTCCTCTATTACTGGTTCAATAACAGGAGGATTTTTTTCTAACTGTACTTCTTGAATCAACATCATAATATCATCTATCATATAATGTTCATTATATCCGAATAATCCAAAGATGTATCCTAAATCGACATAATTAGCTAATTCTGTAGCAGTATAAAAATCATTCCAATGTTGTTCTATTGCTAATTTTATCTCTATTTTCTTTTCATCAGAAATTATATTCTGTATTTGTTCTTGTGTTACTATTTCTTTCATATTATTTATTTTGCTGAGATTACTCTACTCCCTATTGTGTCAATTTGATAATGAAAATCAACCTCTAACAATAGAGGCATTTGTCCACCTGTACTTGATACCCAATCATCATCTGCTCCAGTATCAGTACGTGTTATATAGCAAATTAGCATTGAACTAATCCCTTTTGCTACAGTATGTCCATCAATTAAAACATCAGGTGTCATTTGATGTTTATCATTTACTCCATCACAAGCATCAGATAAATCAGCAACAGTCATTGCTGAAAATGTACCATTTATATTTGCCCAAGAATAAGCTACTTTCCATCCTACAAACTTACCACTTTCAGCAGAACCTCTGCTACCTGGTGTTCAATGAGCATGAACATAAATATCAGTTCCTACTTTATAATTATGTGGTATTTGTACTACAAAATATGCCACATCAGTCTTTGCAAATTCATATAACATTACAGGAATACCACTTCCAGTTGGAGTATATGTTACAAGAGTAGGATCTGAACTTCCACCAAAATCAAATGCGGTTGGAACAATTCTTAAATCATCCCATACAGGTTGATTTAAAATAAGAGTTTTACCAGCAACTGTATTTAATTGTAAATCTTCAATTGCTCCAGTTTCTCTTAATGTGTTATATTGTCTGAATTTCATATTACAATGACTTACGTCTTGCTTTAATAATTAATGTATTTGTTGAATCAGCTAATACATATTTAACTCTGAAATATGAATAATTTAAATTATCAAAATCCCAAGCAAATAAATATGTTCCCGCTACTCCACCAGTAGTAATAAGATTACTTAATGTGTTTGTATCAACTCTAAGCCCATATACACTTACCCAATCAGCATTGGTTGTATCCTCATCATTAGTTACTTGAACTTCTAATGTATCAGTTACAGCATCGCCTTCAATAAGTTTACCTGTTATTGATAAATCCTTAAATCCATCCATACTCATTCCTGTTGCACTTGGAAAATATCCAGTACCAGCAGCAATATTAGTAGTATCAACTAAAGAATCTTGAACATAACTTCCTCGATCTGGACTTTGATTGATAACTTTCATCACATCCATAGAATAATCTATAGCTTGAGGGCTTGCAGCAACTGCTACTTTATAAGAATCCCCACTAGAGAATGCACTTAGTGCTACACCATCTTTTAAAATATATAAAACATTAGCAGAAGCATACATAGAAATACCATCAACTCCATTTTCATAGAGAGTTAACGCATTTACATTTGAAGTAACTCCTAATGAACGAATGCTAATAGAACCATCAAATGCAAAAGGTCATCCAGTTGCAGTTAATGAACTAACTGATAAGTATGTTAATTGTCCGTGAGCTGGAGACCAATGTGTTGCTGGCATGTAAGAATGAGGATTACTCATTACTCTCAATTGCCTTGCTTTATTCATTGATAACGCACCTTTATCTCCATCATCGACTTGATCTGCAGTAACAATTCCCATCATTACTGTTCCTTTTTCTGTAGCTATTGCAAAAGCGCTATCATCTGTGGCACTTGAACCACTATTAACAACTCCTCCTGCATCAAGCATTTGTACTAAAAGTACATTATCTGTACTTGTTCTTGCTGTATTAGCAGGACTAACCACAGCTGGGTTACCACTTGATCCTACTAATTGATTTCCTGAGCTTACTTTTCTCATTCTTAAATTTTATTAAAATTATTATTCTTCTTTTGAATCATTTTGCCTAACCACTTTATATATCTCTAATCTCATGTAATTTCGACTTCTAAGTTCTGAATATACATAATCTAGAAACTCTTCATCCGTTGCGCAGTCTGTAGCTAAAGTTGTAGGCATCATATAACAAGGAAGCCCAATTGAAAACTTATATCCAGGATTAAGCTTCTCAACTCTTAGTAAACCTTGATATTCTGCATTATATCAACTCTTTATATAATCGCGAATCTGCTGCGCTAATTCTAACTCGTCCATTTCGTTCTTCTGTTGTTAATGGTATCACACCATGATGTTTATAACCGTTACTATCTGTTCATCAACCAATATCCCGGAAGGGTTTGTCTTTTGGCTCACGAGCCATAGGTTTCTTAACTGATAGCTCTTCATCTCCTAATTCACACATCCCCATAGCCGCCACAATATCAAACTCCTTTTTCTTTACATCTGAATATCCTAGTAATTGATTTACCATCTCTATATATGGAATAGTATGTGAATAATCTAATACAAAGTCGTAAATTAACTCACGATAGTGAACAATAACTTTAGTTGTTGCTGGAGCTCCATACATATTAGAGTTTCCTTTTGACACATCAGGCATGGTAGATCTTGGCCTACGCATAAGTAAATGTATAAATTTATGATCTCTAAAATGAGTAAGAATTGCTGTTCTACTAGCCTCTAATACTGCTTGACAGTTATAATAGGTTAATAACTTAGCCGCTATATCATAAGCTTCTCTAGGATCTCTAGGACGATCTTTATACATAGCAACATAACAAGGATCTGATGTCCCTAATATGCGCTTCTTAATAACAATACAAAATTCTGATGGGTTTTTATCAGTTCCAGCTGAATCACTTGTACCAATATCTATTGAGTCAATTCCACCAACATATAAATTTTTATAATCTGTACCTAGTTCTGACATCATAGGATGTTCTAAAATTAGAATCTTCCCTTCCGCAGAATTTAGTCATTTAACCCCCTCAATTCTCCCATCTGGATCACGTTTTCATATTAGATTTCCCCGTAATGGTTTAGGAGTAGATTTATAGATTTCAATTTGTGCCGCCTGTTCAGCGAGTTCTTCTCGAGGGAATATGTTATCCCCTTGTTGAATTAAAGCTTCTTCTATTGTGAAACAATATTCTGCTTTATAAATTAACAAGGCTTTTGGATCTTCCGCTTTCAAGAAACGAGCATACTCGTAATACTTTCTAGCCTCAATAGGATCACACCAGCCTCGTTTATCTAATAAACTTGTAACCATACGATAGGCAGGAATAAACATTGCCGACAATGTCTCTTTACCATCAGGTGTATGATTATGTTTATATTTTAAAATGTTGTAGACATCAGGTTTTAATACAATGTCTTTAATTCCTTCAAGTGCAGGACCTTCATCCCCACCTGTACCTCATACAATTCGAGTTCCTACACGGTCTCCTCCGAGGACAGTAATAAGAGCCTCTCCTTGTAAATATTTCTTTTTTAATTCTGGATCTGATCCTGCTTCTTCAAAGAATAGCCGTTCTACACGGTCTCCTCTTATTTTTTCAGGAGAGTCTGCAATAACTCCTTCAATTTCAGACATGTGTCCTACTTCAGAATTATCTCTTCTCTTAACTGAGGCCCTCTTATGAGTATTAGAGTTTACAACCATTCGAACACGTTTAAAGGCATTCTCTGTCTCAGTATCTAAGAAACTCATTTGAGACCAGATCTTAGTTAGTAATGGTTTTAAATGTCGCTCAGAATAAGCTGATGCCATTACTCTATAGTTTCGAGTTGTTGTATATGGTCGTATACAAAGTTCAGCTGCAATCTCTGAAAATCCAAGAGCACGAGCTTTTAATAAACCTACATCTTTATTTAACAATTCACATAATTCCACATAGTGAAAATACTCATATTGAAAAACTAAAAACATTGGGAAATTTAATTGTCGTCCCGCGGATGCTTTAGCACCATCAATTGATACCTTTAATCTATAAAAGTTTAGTCAGAAGTAGTTATCTCCTGTAAGTCTGTACCCATGACTTTCATAACCATTATCGCAACGATCAAACCGCTCTTTTCAGAACTCGGTATAACTGCGTGAACCATAAGCTGTCTTACTATACTTCCCTGTTTTTCCTTTAGCAATCGCATCTTCACGAAATCAATCAGGATCAAAGTCTAATCCATCAACGCCATTAATAGGACGATATTTGGTCAACTCATAGGACAAATTGGGATCGAAGAAGTCGATAGGATCTCCTATTTTAACATCTCAGTTCATAATTAATATTGGTCAAAGAATCCAGATTCGGCCCCACCACGAAGGCCGCTATCTGGCTCTAGTTCTTTTTTCACTTGAGTAGTAAGATCTTGCAATCCTACAATTAAATCTTTGCAGCCTTTAATTTCTGCTATCAAGTCTTTGGTTTTATAAATTGGTTTCCCATCTAGCGGGTTTCTTTCATTTACATCTACGTGGTCTAGATAATAAATAACAGTTTCTACTGATTTCATAGCTGATTTCAGTAATCTTATAGCTAAAGAGGAATTTTGTATTCGATTATATTCATTACAAGCATCTTTAAACGCTTCATCAGTAAACTCTTCTTCGGATAAACCAGCGTTGTCAAGCGATATCATATGACGGTCATATTCAGGCTCATTAAAAAATGGACTCTCCCAGTCAAAAAATAAGTAGATATAGGTAAATTCCCTAAATGCCCTTAATTTATTTTGTCCACTAGGATCATCTTGACAAATGTTTCTTTGTATATCCATAAGAGCAGCAAACTGTTTAACCAAAAGAATTTCTGGTTTGTTTAAAGTTACTAGCTCATTATCATTGTCATATGTGAAAAATTTCATATTTATTTCTTTGTTATTTTCTTTTTACTTTTTCCACCACATTTTAGTGCTGGGGCTGGAACGATTACTCCCTTAACTTTACCAACTCTATCAATAGGTTTCTTGATAGTGCCACCTTGTTTAGTTGTACCGATTGGTTGATTAATATCGCCACCACTTTGTTTAGCCTTAACTTTAACAACAGGCCCACCTTTTTTATATTCTCTAGGTTGAGAAAATTGAGGAGATGCTGCTGATGGGGTTCGTAATCAATTTCAAACACTAACAGCACCTTTACCTATAGCACTAACAGCGGGTCTAAGTTGAGGACTTATTGCATCTGTTAAAATAGCAGCGCTTTGAATATATGGGTTTGTATATGATGTGGTCGCTGCTGTTGGTCTACGCCCTTGTAGAACTGGTTCTGGTTCTGGGGGTCTAGACACCTTTGAATTAGGAGAAGCAGGTAATCTATTAGTTGCTGGCGCAGTAGTCTTGGAAGTACCAGCAGGTTTAGATGCAGATGTAGGTGTTATAGGAGCTGCAGGTTTAACTGCCGCAGGTTTTGTTTCTGCTAAGTCTGTTGTATAATTCTTACCGTTCCATGGAAATATCTTAAGTCCTGCCTTACGAGCGGCAGCAAAGGCTTGATCAAAGGTTAATTGTTTTGGCTGACGAACTGGATCCAAAGCTGGAATAGGTGCTTTAGTTACTGGACTAGGATTATTTACTAAATGGTTCTGACTTCGTGTATAGTCATTAGCAATATCTACAGCTACTTGATGCGCTGGAGATAATTTTATACCTGCAGAAGCTTTTTTAATAGAACCACCTTTACAATTACAAGAGCATTTAGAAGAAATTTTTCCACCCTTTTCTTTAACAGTAATCATATCACAACCACATTTACATTTCTTAGGAGTCTTTTTTAACTTTTGAAGTTTTGCACCTTTTGCTGCAAGTTGTGCCTCCTCATTTTGAGTCTGCGCAGTATATTGTGTATCTAAATCATCTCAATCTGTATCTGTTAGAGCCTTTGCAGCCTCAGTAATTTGGTTAACATCTTCTTCGTTTCCTTGAATCACTTTAATTCATTCATCTATTGATCCAAGTTTGCCATATTTCTCAGGGTTTAATTGCTGAGAATACAAATATGCAAAATAAGGAAAGAGTTCTTGTTTTCTTGTGTCGTCCATTGTTAGTTAGTATAAATTTTTTGAAGATCCTTA